ATTTTTGATTCAATATAAAATTTTTGATAAAATTGCAAGAAAAAAATGTAAAAATTTTACTCTATCAGTTGGAATTTGACGAAATATATTGTATAATGTAAATACACCTCGATAGCTATTAAAGTGAATAAAGTATAAAAGGAGGAAAAATGGATTTTCTCTATTATTTTATTGCGGCATTGTTGGAAGACTTAGAGTACGAGGATGGAGAAAAGCTACTTGAGATTATTGAGAAATATCTCGATAATATTAAGTAAATCGTCAGTTTGCTGAGGAGTTAAATTTTTAAATTTTTCTAAAGATAAATTATGAGAGCGCATTCTTTCAGCTATAGCAGTGGGTAAGTCTGTCGAAATAAAATCGGCAGACTTATTTTTTATATGCGTATTAACAATATTTTTGTAAGCATTGGGGATTTCAGTCCTGCCTAATAGATAATCAACGGAAACGTCGAAGTAGTCGGCAAGCTTTGTAAGAGTATCAAATGACGGTTCGCGCAAGCCATTTTCATAGTTACAGTAGACTTGGACGCTTAAATTTAACTCTTGTGCAATTTCCTTTTGTTTCTTATTAAGATTGTGTCGCAATTCTCGTAAACGTTGCATTATACTCACCTCGATTTATTTAATAAAAAAGTTTAACATAATGCAAAAAAAACATCAACGAAATGTTGATAAAATGCTTGACAATCAACAAATTGCATAGTATAATATAAGTGCAATCAACAAAATGTTGATTGCGAAAATCTAAAAAGGCAGGTAAAGGAAATGGACGAAGAAATGCAAGACAAGACGCTCGAACGGATAATCGAGTATCTGACCACAAAAGGTTGGACGGATAAGGAAATCATTGAGATGCTTACATATTTAGCAAAAACGTAAAAAGGTAAAAAGGTAAAAAAGAAAAGCCGTCCGACGGAAATGCAAAAAGCGTAGGACGGCGAGAAGGACGAGGGGCAAACAACCTGCCTAAGCCCCTCCGTTCCTATTATTATAGAGCAGAGGCAGGAAAAAGTCAAGAAAATAAGGAGGTTAAAAATGCAAGGACTTAAAGTAAAGCGACAAGAACGCGGAATGACTTTATTTCAACTTGCTAATGCAATAGGCGTTAAGCAAGCGGCAATATCGCTTTGGGAAATCGGCAAGCGATTTCCGCGTAAAGATACGCTTGATAAGTTGTGTAAGTTTTTTGATTGCAAAGTAGATGATTTATTGTAGTAAAGAAAAGGGGTGAATAAAAATGCGGGATAAAACGTGCGATTATGCGAGCAGGCCTTCCATATAAGCAATAACTTTTTCCTGTTGAGTGAGGGATAGAGAGTTATATAAAATGAGAAATTTCGGTTGCTCGACTGTTGGTCTAGTTTCGGTGCGTCCAAGAAGATAATCAACGGAAACATTAAAATAATCGGCAAGCTTGTTGAGCATATCGGCAGGAGGAGTTCTGTCACCGCTTTCGTACATAGCGTATGCAGATTGGGTTATACCCAAATACGTAGCCATTTGAGTTTGTGTTTTTTTGTTTTCTTTTCGCAACTTCTTTAAGTTTTCCATATTGGTGGAACCTCGTTGAAATATATTATTAAAAGTATTATATCACATAAAGAAATGAAATGAAAAAAAATTTATAAAAAAAATATGACAACAAGTGATAAATTGCTTGACATAAATATCACAAAGAGTTATAATATAGGTGTAATCAAGGTTAAGTGCTTGATTGAAGGAGGTGAGTATATGTCAGACAAAGAAAAAGAGCAACTGCTTGAAATGCTCCGGTTAGCGATTGAGAATGCGACAACAGACAAAATCGTAATAACCATAAAGCCTAACAAGAATTGCTCAAAACCAAAAGATAGCAAATAGCTATCGATAGGCAGAGCGGGCGGGTAAACCGCCCCTCGTAAGGCCTATTGTAGCATAAATATATAGATAAGTCAAGAGGGTATTTAAAATGGAAATCAAAATCGAAATTACAAAAGATGACGGAACAAAAGTGGTAAAAATCGCGCAAAGCAAGGAGGCGCACAAATGCTTAAAGAATTACGAATAAAAGCGAAATTAACTCAGGCGGAGCTTGCACGCAAGTTAAATGTAACGCAAAGTGCGGTGTCGGCATGGGAAAAAGGCGATAAATTTCCACGCAAAGATAGACTGCGAGCACTGTGTAAATTGCTCGATTGCAAAGTAGATGATTTATTGTAATAGTACCATATCTTTGAGAGCTTAGTTATTTGTAAAACTCTTAAACGGCTTACGGTAATTACGAATTAGGTTTGAGAGCCTTGTTATTTTGTAAAACCTCAAACATGTACGAAAGCGGTGACAGCGCGAAACATAAAGGCATATAAAGACATAAGCAGAGGTGCGACATGGTATATAAACCGCATAATTTTGAAGTCACTATGGTAACGGCGGATGGGACAATCTTCAAGGGCGAGGATTGGATGAAAGAGCCGCAGGTTTTTACATACGAAAAGAACAAGGAATTATGCGACGATTATGCGCGTAAAGTGGATCCTGCTTATAGAGTTAAAGAGCGCGCCGTCAAGCGTTTCGAGCGCGTAGAAGAGCGCCGCCGCGAGCTTTTGGAGCAGCGTGAAAAAATCGATAGAGAGCTTATAAAGTTTTAGAGCCTTGTTATTTTGTAAAACTCTTAATCAAAAAGGAGAAAGGACATGGAAAAGAAGAAAATCGTAATACGGGAGGAAAAAGACGGAGTAAGTATAAGCGGAAACGTAAGCGGCAGTATGTCGGAATGTTTAGGCTTTTATGCCGACGCATATGTCGCACTGGACAAGCTGGTTAAGGATTTTATCGATAATCAAGCTAAGAACGGTCAGGAAGAGGTAGCGAAAGCCAGCTTTTTTGATACGGTGGAAAAGAACCGTAAAGAGGAGTGTTAGCATGTATATAGTAACGGTAATACGGGACGAGGGATTGAGACGGTACGGATATTCGGACAAGGAAACGGCGATCAGGCGAGCGTATGAATTTGCAGAAGGAAGCTTTAAGGTGTTGGTAGATACGCTGTCGGGGTTTGTGAGAGACGCAAACGGGTTGAGCGCAAGGAGGGACAAGCAGTGACGTATATACCGCGAACAGGCAGGCGGTGCGCAAAGAAGAAGTTTTACGTATTCTTCCGAGTAAAGAGCGAATACGAAGGAATGTACGCGACGGTGGAAGCGTCCAGTCTGGAAAAGGCGTATGCTGAGGCTAGTAAGGCATACGGGTATCACAGAATAGGCAGATTGGAGCGTGACGCGGATTATGCAGCCGGAAAGATAAAGGCCTATGGGTTGAAGGAGGTAAGGACGTGACGTTGAGGGAATTAAGAAAAACAGCAGGACTGACGGCCGCTGCTGTAGCTGAAAAGTTAGGGGTAAATAAACAAACTATTTATCATTATGAATGGGGTAACAGAGAAATAAGTCTTGAAAAGGTTATAGTCTTAGCAAAAATATATGACGTAACCATTGAGGAAATTGTTTACGCTCAACTTAATAGTCGTCAGAGCGACCGATAAGATAATCGGAACTTACATTAAACAGATCGCAAAGCTTACGCAGAACATCTAAGGACGGTTCTCTATCTCCCCATTCATAATGATTATAGGCCATTGGACTTAATCCAATGGAAATGGAAACATCTTTTATTGTCAAACCTGCTTCTGTTCTAATTTCTCGCAATCTTGTACCTAGTATATTTTCTATCATAGTAATAAACCCTCTTAAATATTATAACCAAAATGGTTGCAAAATGGTTGACAACAACCGAAATGGTTGCTATAATGGCAACATAAACAACCAAAATGGTTGCTATAGCAATTAAAAGGAGAATTAAAAGTATGTACAAGAATGAAAAAGAAAGTAATGGCGAAAATAGCGAGGAGATACGCCAACGGGGCATGGAAATGGACGGGAGAGGAGTTTTTGAGCGCATGGGGAGAAAGAATAGGCGAAACGTATGTACCAACGTATATCAGTGGAGATACAGTTTGAGAGCTTTGTTATTTTGTAAAATTCTTAAACTCATTCCAGGATTAACGACCGTCCCGTACAGTTTGAGAGCCTAGTTATTTGTAACTCTTAAAAAAGAAGAGCGAAACTATTTAAAAGGAGTTAGAGATATGTACGAAGTAGTATTGGAAACACAAAGAATAAAGGTAAAGGATTTCGACGCGGCAGCGGAATTATGCGCGGCATTGGACAAGCTGGGAGTGGAAGTGGAATATATGGACGAGGAAGAGGAAAGCGAAGAGGAGGTAGAAGAAAACAGCAATATGTATATGGGATACCGTATAACAACGGTATGATAAAAACCGGAGGAGATAAAGAGCATGGAAAAGAGAACAGGAGAAACCTTGTACGTATGCGAAAAATGCGGAGCGTATTTTCTTATTGAAGAAGCGTGTAAGATGCATGAAAGGAATTGCGACGGAGCGAGGCGCGGAGAAATGGCGGCGGCAGAGCTAACCGAAGAGTTAAAACGGATAAGATTTGAAACCGGATATGAAATAGAAACGCCGGAGGGGAATAGCGCGCTCGAAGCGGTGTACAATAAAGAAACGCGGAAGATCGTCATAATAAGCTTTTAGGAAAGGAGCGGAAGCATGGGAAATTATTTTGAAGAATTAAATGCGGTAAACGTAAACGACAAAACGGAACAGAAGAACGGACTGACATATTTTTGAGGTGAAGATATGAAAATGTACGAAATTAACGAAGAAATAAGAAACATGATAGATATGCTCGAAAGCGGCGTAATAGCATTTGAGGATGAGAACGGCGAAAAGCAATATATAACGGAAGCGCTTAATAAGTTGAAACTCGACAGAAGAAAAAAGCTGGAAAATATAGCTTTGGCGGTGGAAGAAATAGAAACAGCAGCAGAAGGGCTTAAAGAGCGTGCTAAGCTTCTTACAGAACGTTCAAAAACCGTGCAAACGAGAGCGGATCGCTTAAAAGAATACATAATTCACTCTATGGAGGCTTTTGGTGATAAGCGGATAGACGGTGAAATATGCCGTCTAACGATTAGGAAGAGCGATAAGGTTATAGTTGACGAAGAATTTTTGCCGTCTGAATATTGGCGTACAAAACCCGCCGTAGAGGAAGTTGACAAAATAAAGATAGCTAAAGAGTTAAAGCTCGGTAAAGTAATTGAAGGTGCAAGGTTTGAAAAGAGCACGAGCTTGCAAATAAGGTGACGGAATATGAAAGAGTTTGAATTGCTGACAAAAGACGATATAGAGGTCAAAGTTAAGCAGGTGGGAGCAAACGGCGCGGTAGCACTCTTATATAAAACAGCAAGAGTGGATATGGCAAAACTTGATGCGGAAATCGGAGCGGAAAATTGGCAGTCGGATTACAAAGAAATTAAAGGTAATTTATATGCAGGAATAGGAATATACAACGTAGAACGTAATGAATGGGTATGGAAATGGGATTGCGGAGTCGAGAGCCGCGAGGATAACGATGGAAACCAAAAGAAAGGTGAAGCGAGCGACGCATTTAAGAGAGCAGGCACTAAATGGGGAATCGGTAGAGAGTTATATACTGCGCCGTTTATATTTTTAAAAGTAGAAACGCAACAAAAACAAGGCGGTAAAGGTTACGAAATTGTAAATCCATTTGCTAGGTATTCAGTACAAGATATTCAATATGACGGAAGGAGCATAGTGTCGGTTACAATATCCGATGATAAAGGTAATATTGTTTTCGGTAAAGCAGTTGCGCAAATGGATAAAAATCCAAACACTTCGCCTACGCTCACAAGGAAGCTGACGGTAAAACAGCATCAGCTGGCGAGCAAGTGTCCCAACGACAGGATAATAATGTTTATGAATGCAATACCTGCAAAGAGCTATGACGAGCTGACGGAGCAGCAATACAGCGATCTGATAGCAATGGTAAAGGCGTATAAGCCGGCTAAGGACTAAGCAATGGAAATAATCGACGGCAGAATTACGGACTATGACGAGCGCGGAGAAATGGTAATAAGGGCGCATTACGAAAATATCTCCGCGCTGGCGCGATGCGGATATAAGGAATGTCGGATAGTATTACAGGACAGTCGGAGAATAACGAACGAGCAGAGAAGAAGAGCATATGCGCTGCTGGAGGAAATAACGGAGTACATGGGAGAAATGCCGGAATATGTAAAAAGACTGTTTAAGCTGAAATACATACATGACGAGTTAAAGGGAATGGCAGAGGGGATATTCAGTTTATCCGACTGCGACGTGACGCTGGCGAGGGACTTTATAACATATCTGACGGACTTTATATTGGCGCATGAGATACCGACGCGGGTACCGCTGAGAGAGCTGTGCGAGGATGTGGAAAAATATGTATATTCCTGTCTTATGCACAAAAGGTGCGCGGTGTGCGGAAGAAAAGCGGAGCTGCATCACGTGGACGCGGTAGGCATGGGCAGAGACAGAACGGAAATAGAGCACGAGGGGATGAGAGCGCTGCCGCTATGCCGCGAGCACCATACGGAAGCGCATACGTCCGGCAAGAGCGAGTTTTTGGAAAAGTACCATTTAAAGGCAGTTAAGCTGGATAAAGAGCTTTGCGGAAAGTGGCGACTTAAGGCAAAAAAGAAGGAGGCCGCGGAATGATACATAACGAAGAGAATTGTGTAAAGCTGAATAAGCTGGTGCGAGTAATGAGAATAAAAAAGGTGACGAAGGAGGAGGTGATGAGTATGTTCGGAACGAATGAAAGGACGGCGAGGGATATGCTGCGCGAGGTAGCGCTGAAGTGTCCGGTAATATCGGTATCGAACGAAAGAGGGTACAGGATAGCAAACAGGGGTTCGCCGGAGGATATACGAGCGGCAAGGCACGCGTATAACGAGAACAGAAAACGAGCGGACGAAATATTGAAAAGGAATAGTCCGCTGGCGCAGGTGCTGGGTATAGAACCAAAGGAGGGGCATAAATAAAAATGTCGAGGCCGCAGAAAGAGGGATTGGATTATTTCCCCTTCGACGTAGCCTTACAGAAAGATAAGAAATTGCGCAGACCGAAAATGAAGTACGGATACTTAGCGACGGAAGTATATATAGCATTACTGACGTTATTGTATTCGGAAAAAGGCTATTACATACCGTATAAAACATCATCGCAGAAAGAGGATTGTATTTGGTACGTGATGGATATATTGCAGGGTAAGTATCAGCCTGACGCAAACACGATTGCAGAGATTATTGAGGAGCTAGTGGCGTGTGATCTATTTAGCGGCGACCGCTATCCCGAAAATATAACCTCGAAACGCTCGCAAGCTGTCTATTACTCAGCGACCGTAGAGCGCAAGTCAGTCGTAATAGACGATTCGATTTGGATGTTGTCTCTTTCGGAAATGAAAGATCTGTCCGAAAAGCATTTTTATTATCTTTCAAAGGTTAGTCAGACGAAAAACGAAGATAATCGACCGACAAACGGGATAAATCGACCGAATAATCCCCAAAGGAAAGTAAAGGAAAGTAAAGAAGAGAAAAGTAAAGGAAAGGATGGCGGTAGCAATTTATTGACTGAAGAGGAATATACAAGCATATGCGCGACAATAGGTCAAGACGCCGCCGACTATTATTTAGAGCGCGTAGCCGCCTTTTTAGAAAAGAAACCGACAGCGACGTTTAACGTTAAAGCAACAATACTTAAGTGGAATAAAGAGGACAAAGCGAAGGAGTTAAGCAAGGCACAGAACAAAAGTGTAAAAACATATACTACGGAGGCGCTGAACGCCAAGTTTGACAGCCTTAATTACGAGGACCTGTAATGGATTATAAAAAAGGAGATAGAAATGAATAAGTGCATAATAATAGGACGGATGACGAAGGACGCGGAGAAATATACGACAAGCGGCGGAGTAACATATACGCAGTTTGTTCTGGCGGTACAAAGGAATTATGCGGACGCGAGCGGGGAAAAGCAAGCGGACTTTATAAACTGTACGGCATGGCGAGGGTTGGCGGAGAATATAGCGAAATACACGAAGAAGGGAGACAAGCTGGCAGTGGTGGGAGAGATACAGACTCGAAGCTACACGGATAAGGAAGGGCGCAATAGAACGGCGACAGGCATAATAGTGCAGGAGGCAGAATTTTTGGGGAATAAACAGGTGTCGGAGGACAAGCCCGGAGAGACAGCGTACAAGCCGCAGAAGGAAGGAGTATCTCTCGATACTCTGAAACCTATATCGGTAGCTGACGACGATTTGCCGTTTTAAGGAGCAAATATGAAATGCGAGTGCGGAGAAGAGCTAGGGTACGCGGTAACGCCGTTTATGACGACGGAAAAGAGAGTATGCCCGGGATGTAAGAAAGTGCATTATATAGAGGACAAGCCTATAGACTGGGCAAGAGTATTCAAAGAAGGGCGAAGAAATGAACAAAAAACAACAGATAGAAGAGATGACAAAAATAATCAATGAGTTATATTGGGTGTATGATACGGAGGAGAAAGATATAGCCGAAGCTCTTTATGCAGCAGGATACCGAAAGGGGGATGAGGTAAAGCGAGAAGCGATAAAAGAGTTTGCAAAAAGGCTGGAATCGGAAGCGGTAGAAAGCTGCGATATGTATACTTGCGGTATGGCAGTTACTGTAAGCGCTATTGAAAAACTTGTAAAGGAGTATTTGGGATGAGGGAAAAAGCGAGAGAGATTTTAGAAGAATTAGCGCGCTGTTACGGCGAAGTTGCGCTGGAAGGTCTTACAAACATTTTGAATGAAAACGCAAAGAGAACTGCGCTTGAGATATACGGGCTGATGACGGGTGAATACGAGCCGTATATCGACGGAAGCATAGCAAAGGAAATCGTAGAGAGATTCGGGGTGGAGATTGAAAAATGAAATCAGTTTTAATATCAATTCAAGCAAAATGGTGTGAAAAAATAGTAAACGGGCAAAAGACAATCGAGGTTAGAAAGACAAGACCAAAGATAGAAACGCCGTTTAAGGTATATATATGTCACACAAAAACACGGAATGCCGGCGGAGACGATTGGAACCACTGGGCAGATTACTGGCAGTTACCAAATGGTAAATCCGTAAATGCTGGGGGCAAAGTCATCGGCGAATTTGTGTGCGATGGCATTATTACTTGGTATTTTAAAAATGATAAATATTTTATATTTTATGATGATTTACAATCCAGTTGTTTAACAAAAGAAGAATTTTATAATTATGGGAAAGGTAATACCTTTTACGGCTGGCACATATCCGATTTAAAGATTTACGACAAGCCGAAAGAGTTGGGAGAGTTTAGAAAGCCGTGCCCGACCAAAGAAAAAGGCGATTGCTTGAGTTGCGATTGCCTTGCGGATAACGATTATGGCGGTATTTGCACAAACAATTTAACCCGCCTGCCGCAAAATTGGTGCTATGTGGAGGAATTAGAATGAAGCTATGGCAATACATACTTTTTGCAGGGATATTTATAATTCCGATAGCGATAGCCTATGTCATAGCGCATTTTGACGACATAGACTAAGGGGGATACTATGACGTTTGAAGAGGCAAAAAGGCTGCTTATAGATTTGCGCGCGGCAAGGCGGCGTGCTAATGCAATAAAGAATCGTATCGCTGACCTTGAGGGCGACAGAGACAGCATACAATCTGCTTTGGCGGGCGGAATGCCGCATGGGAACGCGTTTTACTCCCGCGTCGAGAGTTTGGCTGTAAAGATAGAAACAGAGCGTGAAAGACATATGACGGCCTTGCAGGCGTATTTCGATATTGAAGATAAGCTGGCGGCGGCGGTGGGATTATTGGATCCTGTCGAGCAGGATATAATCATCGGCTGTTATATGGACGGTAAGCCGAACTGGAAAGTTGCGGAGGATGTCGGATATGAAGTACGTCATCTTATACGACGGAAGAATAAGGCAATACAAAATTTATCTGACAAAATATAAAATGTCACTCCATGTCACCTTTTTATATGTTAAAATGGTAGTGTAAAAATATGGGCACTATCTTGACATGGTTGAATAAACATGATAAACTAAAGATAGTGCCTTTTCTATTGGGGAGGAGGCACGAATGGCGGAGAAGAAGGGTGGCGGCGGAAAGCTACAAGAATATGATGATAGCACGGGACAATATGGCGGAAGCAGTCAGGAAACAGCGGCGCAAATGTCCAAGAGATTGCGGCAGGAGATTCCAAAAGACAAGCTGACCATTATTGACGTAATTCGTAAGTATTCGGACGAGCCGGCAAGAGATTTTGCGGAATACGGGCTGTCAGATGGTTTGCGAAAATCTGACGGCAGGCGCGAAGACGGACTATCTGCAAGCGATGAAAAGACAACGAAGGAATTTGTAGACGCTTTGTCACAGGCAAAAGACATAATTAACCCCGAAAACGCATGGCGAGTAAGCTCTCCGGCGGCGAAAGAATTTGACGAGGAACACCCGAATGCGAAAAAATATGTTACCAAAGGCGGCAGTACGATTGCGATAACTCCTGACGGGGATATTGTAGGTGTGTGCAAGAAACCGGGCGACACGGTAAACGGTTCAGATATGCTCGCATTTGCTGTGAAAAACGGCGGAAAGAAGTTAGATGCATTCAGCAAGTTGTGGCGGTTCTATTCTAAAAACGGCTTTGAACCTGTCAGCTGGACGCCGTTTGATGAGCAATATGCACCGTCCGGATGGGATGCGCAACGGGATGAAAAAGAGCCTGTTATTTTTTGGAAATATACGGGGAAATATACTGCATACAAAAGTAGTGACGAATTTTTGAACAATGTGGCACCAAGTAAAAGTTACGATGACGCTAAACGAAAAAGGGATGCGGAGGTCAAAGCATGAGTTATCAAGAAACAAAATATGACCGTATGGACAATACAAATACCTCTTATGAGGATTTCAAGAAGGCATGCTATGCACTTGCCCAACAAGAGCCTGATGTGGACTACGCATTAGAGGGATTAGAGGATGAAGCTGAACTGCGGTGTTTATATAATCATAAGACAAGCGTGGCAAGTGTTGTTTACTTAATGTGCATGTGATATAGGATATGCCGTAAATCACATTAAGTAATTTTAGAGGAGATTGTATAATGGAAGAGAAAAAGAATACACCAAATTTACAATATAAAAAGGGAAGTATTTATGAACGTTGGGACAGCGACGAAGATGATTTTATTCAAAGTTTTATGAACTTAACACCACGTTCATCGAATAAACGCACCGATGACGATGAAAAGGGTAATGTCCATGAAAATGATAAATCGGACAGCTAACCGATTACGAAGAACAAAGATACAACAATAGCACCAAAGCACCGCACCACGGTGCTTTTTTTATGCAAAAAAGGAGGTAGAGCCATGTGGCGTTAAACGAGAAACAGAAAGCATTTGCAGAGCATTATGCCGCATGTTTCAATGCAGCTGAGGCGGCGAGAAAGGCGGGTTACAGCGAAAAAACGGCACGAGCAATAGGGCAGAGATTGTTGACAAATGTTGACATTCAAAAATATTTACAAAAGATAAAAGAAAACGCGAAATCGAGCCGTATTGCGACGATAGACGAAGTATTGACTTATTTGTCCGACACAATGCGGAATACGGATGAACAGACGAAAGAGCGGACGAAAGCAGCGCAGCTATTGCGGGAGGCGTTAGGCGACGCAAAAGCGGAAGCGTCCGGCAATGAATTGCGGATAGTCATAGACAGACAGGTACGTAATCTGTCGTTAAACAAGGAGCAGAACGGTGGAGATAACATATAATCCAATCATACCGCAGAATTTTATGCCGCTGTTACGCAGTACCGAGGAGAACGGCACACATCGGTTTGTCGTCCGGGGCGGCCGGTATAGCGGTAAGACGACAACGATAATTGAGGATGCGCTTGAAGGATATATTACGATTAAAGGAGCTAATATTGTTTTCGCTCGTGCCGACGATTGTGATTTTCGTAAAACAACATTTGCCAGTGTCAAGAAAGCGCTGCACAAGTTTGGTATAGCGGAGCATTGCGACATCCCGAAACGTGTGGGAGACATCGTATTTCGTCCTAACGGAAATATCATACGTTTTATTGCTACCGGTGGTGACGAGCATAGAACTAAAGGCTTGGATTTTGAACAAGGCTATGTACATCGTTTCATCCATGACGAGGCGCAGGAGCTGTCAGAGGACTTCGAGGTAAAGGGAGCGGAAAAGACATTGCTGCGGTTAATGGGACCTACGACTAAATGGTTGTATATATACAATCCTCCGCCGTCGCGTGGCGAGTTTGCAAACGTTTATTTTCCTGCTCAAGTACGTGCCGGACGCGCAATAGAGATATATTCATCATGGAAAGACATTTACGATTTGCTTGATAAAGAAGTGGTTGATGAAATATTGAAAGATAAAGCGCAGGATTTGAATTATTATCTGTACGAGTACATGGGAGAAGTAACGGCAAGCCGCGGATTGATATATCCTCAGTTGCGCAGGGACAAGCATTTCGTCAATATATATACACTTTTGGCGCGTGGCGATAGAGTAAGCGAGCTGGTGTTAGGAGTAGATGAGGGAACGATATATGACAGTACGTGCGTTACGGCATTAGCTATATTGTATTCCGGCAGAGCGGTTGTTCTTGATTGTTTTGAAAAGGATCCTGTTGAGACGGGAGGACACGCGCCGACAGAACAAACGCGGGCTATTATCGAATACAGAAATAAACTTTTGAATACGTTTCCGTTTTTACATACAGTTTCACGGCATTGGATATTTGACTGCGCGGAAGCCGGACAGGCGCTTATGCTTCAAATGCAGACGGATACAAACGGATTTGAAGAATGTCTGCCAATGTTTCAGAAATCCATAATGGGCGATATAAAGCGGGTAAGGAGTATGCTGAATGACGGCATACTCCTTTTCCATGTCGCTGAAAATGTCAATACGATAACGCTGGTAGAGGACATGGAATCGTATATCGGCGATGAGAAAACCGGATTACCTAAAAAAGGGCAAAGAGACGATACTATCGACAGTTTGGAATATGCGACTAAGCTGTATTATGACAGACCTATAATTACTAAATAAGGAGATAAACCGAATATGAAAGAAGCTCAAGCTAATACGGCGGTAATCAATGCGCCGAGCCGTAGATTATTCAGGCCGATGTTCAGAGCGCGTTGGCAGAATATGCAAAATATTATTAACGAAAGTGCGTTTAAAGAAATGATACCGGAGCCGTATGTCAGCTACTATATTGCGTATATCGAGCAATGTATTCATTGGTCACGGGGCTTTGTACCTATGCTGCACAGGTCGGATTTTTTTTCGACCGGAATGGGCTACACTGTATGTGAGATTTTTACGCGCGAATGTATGTCCGGAGGATATAGGTTTGAAAGCGTTAATTCGGACCTGAAGCGATTTATCGAAAATTGGGCGAAGGAAGACGATTTCGATTCGGACCTTGCTCAGATGTTTTGGAACTCGAATTCCGGTGGGAATTGTCTTTTGGTATTGACGCCTGTTGACGGGAATGTATATGTAAGCGCATATCCTATAAACAGATGCTTTTTCCAAATAGGCAGGCGGGGTAATGTTACACAGGCAACTTTGCTCAATAGATTTGTTGCAGGCAGCGACGCTTATTATGCTCGTGAATGCAGGCTGTATGTTGACGGGGAAGCCTATTATCGGGTAAGCCTGGGGAGGGGTACTCTTATAACTTCGCCTGTTTGGAACTCATCCAAGCTTAAAGAGGTGCCGGAAAAAATTTATATGCAATGGAGATATACTTACGGAGATATAAAACCTGACTTATGGTATAAGCTGCCGTTATCTTCAATAGGAGTATATAATGTACGCAATAAGCCGCTTGCCGCTGCTTTATCCGATTTGCCCGGATATTCGGATAGTACTCTTTACACCGCGTTGGATGTGCTCTATTCGATCGATTACAATTATACGCAGGCTCAGGTTGATATGTATATGGGTAAAAGTCGCGCGCTTGTCCCCAAGCAAATGGGCGGCGCATCGATAGATGTACGAAATGATCGACCAGAAATAGCGGAGGGTTTAAGCTATACGGAGGCTATTTCTCAGCAGCCGCTTGACGATCAATTCTACACTCAAATAATGGCAAGCGGAGTGGACGGTAAACCGATTCAGCCTACGCTGCTTCAGCCGGATTTACGCGGCGATGCACATAAATACATTCGAGACAGCGATCTTGAGCTGCTTGCCAGTAAGGTCGGACTTTCGTCCTCTACTTTAGCCAATCATTTAACTTATAATACAAGTAAAACGGCTACCGAAGTAAGGTCGGAGCAGGATACGACGGAAAGCAGCGTTAATATAAAGCGAAAGCTTGCCAATAACGGAATTAACGCCATGTTAAACGACGTAGCGTCTTTTTACGGATTCAGCGATAAGGTTGAGATTGCATGGGGAAGAGCCGGCGCTAATAGTGCAACGGAGAATCAAGAACTGTTGGCCGATTATCAGGCGGGAGTGCTTCCGATAAAGAAATATCTGCAAAAGCGTTGGAATGATTTGTCTGAAAGAGATATCGAGACATGGGCGCAGGATATAGAACGTGAGCAGACGGTTAAATCTCAGCGTGAAAGCTACGGTCAATACCCGTTTAACGACAGCGATTATTACAATGAATCGGGAGTAAGATAAAAACGATGCAGGACGCGAACGGTCGGCTTAATATTTACGCGCAGACATTAGAGGATGCGCAGACGAGAATACGCGATATTGTCAAACGAGCTTTTCTTCATCGGTCGCCTTATGCCGCAACGAACAGAGCTTTGGGAGGAGTAATTAACAGAGCCGTATCTCAGGGAAAAATTACGCGACTTAAAGCGGACGCACAGCAAAGTTTATGGAATTTTGCCAATCGACAAAGGCTTATATGGGAGGAATCGGCTTTACCGCCCGAAATAATACTTATTTTGGGGCAATACGCGGCGAAAGACTTTCGTCCCGATAAACAGACTGAAAGCAGAATAGCGCGCGAATTTAGGCGTTTTAACGCGCCTGTAACGGATATGGGCGTGCCGCTTCATAAGTACTATAAGGATGTGTGGGACCAAAAAGTTAAACCCACGATTGACAGGCTTATTGAGAGCGTAGCATTGGATCCAAACGATTATTCAGGACGTAACAGCTTGCGGAACCTCGCGGAAATGGAGACGCGTTATCAGGCGCATTTAGACCGTATCGAGGAGCTTAAGGCGTCGGGGATAAAGCTGGTTGTTTGTTCGAGCCATGCGGATTGCTCTGATCGTTGCGCACCGTGGCAGGGGCGCGTGTACAGTTTAGACGGTACATACGGAGTAGTGGACGGACATAGATACGTGCCGTTGGAACTAGCGACTGAAATATATTATACGACGAAAGCCGGGCGGACTTATAAAAACGGATTGCTCGGCTTTAATTGTAGGCATGAGCTTAGGCCGTATGAAGGCCAATTGCTGCCGACGATTTCAGCGGAAGAAAGGAAAGCGGAGTATGCGGTTACGCTCAGACAGCGGGCTATGGAAAGGGCGGTAAGGAGGAAGCGCGTGGAAGCGCTTATGCTGAAGGACATTAACAAAACATGGTACATGGAAGCGCGCAAAAAAGCAGCGACTTTATACGCCAATTATATGAAATTCAGCAAGGAAAACGAGCGAGCTTTTTATCCGATGCGGACAGCGATATAACAGGAGGTTGAAAGTGATATTTGACGAAAGCAAACATCCGCGTGCGGATGACGGTAAGTTTACTGAAGGTAAAGGCGACGCTGATAAAATACGCGAGGCTGTAAAGAAGTTTTCAGATTCCCCTAAAGAAGATATGTCGGCTATGGGGGTGGGAGACGATAAAAAGAAATTGACCTCTTCAGAGAAAATAGTAGAAGTCAATTTAGATACGGATATTCAAAAGAAACTTAAAAACGCAACAACACCGAAGGAGAGGCAAGAATTAGCTTTTAGATATATAATGGATAATTTGCGTGGGAGATACCCAGCAAGAGATGGTCGCATTGTTGCTATTGAAAAAGTGGGTGCGGATAAAATGAGTCACACATTTAATGAAATCAAAATTAGAGTTTTACCCGAGCTTGCAAATATGATAGAAGCGGGTGAGTTGGAGGGTATGGTCGTAGCTAAAAAGGACAATGGGCAACCGCATAAGTTATTTACGCATTTTGCATATTATAAAGTTTTATTTCAATTAGGAGATCATCGATATATAGGTCGATTAAATGTTGGAATTAGAAAAGATAGAAGTAGTACACTTTATGACTTAAATCCATTTAATAAACAATAAAAAAAAGCGATACCCCCCGTGTCCGGGTGCCCAACTCCGGCGGACACGCCTCGGTCGGGTTAAGAGTATCGCTATTACTATTATTATACAACCGGAATTAAAAAATGTCAATATTTTATGGAAAAATTTTTAATGGAGGATAAAAGAAAATGAAAGCAATAAACAGGAGCCGAGATCACCCTCGGCATTTTTCATGTAAAAAAACGAATAAAGGAGAAAAACAAAATGTTTAATTTTTTCAGAAAAGACAAGGAGGACAACGAAAAAATGACTACTTTGGAGCAGATTCGCAAAGCTTACGAAGATTTATCTGACGAAGATAAAAAAGCGTTTCATCAGTCTATAGCTGACCGAGTGCATGAAAGCATAGCGGCACAGGAAAAAGCTGACGGAGACGAGGACAGTCAGAGTGCGGCCGACCGCGAGCATGAAGCTTTAGGCGCTGAGCACGCAGACGGCGAAGGCGACGTTTCGGAAATCGGTGAAACCGACGACAGTGAAAACGAAATCCGCGAGAATGAGAAAAACGAAGGGACGCTTGCTTCCGATAGTACGGACGGAGGTTGGAGAACCAAAATGGAAAAAGAAATCGAGGAGTTAAAAACCGCGATTAAAAACATCGGCAGAAGTCCGCAAGCTGTTGACGATAAAATGTCGGACAAGCTTACGGCGCTTGAAAACAAATTTAATTAACAGGAGGAGTTAAAATTATGTCAAACATTGTGTCTACCTACGGTAACGTAGAAAATTTTGTAAAGTCCGCTCTTATGGGGCTTGGGGCTACCGAACAGGATCCTAACGGACGTTTTTATCTTGACGGTAATATGGTAAACGTAGAGCTGTCCAACGTTATCGCGGAAGCAATCTATATCGAGGAGATTTTCCGCGATGGACAGTCGGTGACAGGCAAATATACAACGGACAGGAATGCCGGAGCAGTACGCGTTATGCTCGATACGCCGTTTCCGTTTTCATCCCGCACAACGGCCTACGGCGGTCGGCCCGGTACTCCCGGTAACGGCGGCGTTATAAATGTTAATGCGCCGTATCTGCCTACTAACGACGAATTTATGGTATATCTCAATCAGCTCAACGATCAGCGTATGCTGTTCCCCGACCTCGGCAAGGAGTATATACCTCTTGACGTTATGGCAAGAAAAATTGCGGGATATGCGAAAGCGGTTGTTCAGGATCGTACCGGCTCTACGCTTGCGGAAGTATTGGCATATAATATTTTCCGGGCGCTTAACGGCGGTGAAAATCTGTATAATATGGCAGACCTTGATGCTGAAAATGCGTATGCGAAAGCGGTCAACGATCTTAACGCAAAGCTGGATAACGGCGATCAGCCGCAGGGAGCATTTACCTTTGCAACGGAAGGCAGAACCATTATCGGTCGGCCTTCTTTTATTAACAAGGTATTTAACAAAGATAGCGGCATAATTCTGACCGGTGCTGATATGGCGCAGGCAATGCTTAAAAATTATGATCTTGATACGCGTATGCCTGACCGTAATTATGTCGGCACCGGATATAAGGGTTATGCAATGCAGTTCCATTGGCAGTCTGCTCCGGACTATATTTGGACGCTTGCGGAAAAATATCTCGGATTGCCTGCCGGCGCGTTGAATAATGTCTATGCGGTTGCGGTTTCTTTTGAAAGCAATGCAATGGGCCGCGTGATTGATCTCGGCGTTAAAATGGTTGATGCTCAGGAGGTGCGCGGCATTATGGCACAGCCGCTCAATATTTGGGGCCATGAATCGTTCCGCAAATCTTACATAATCGGCGACAGTACTCTTAATACGACTTATCTTACCACAACGCTTGGTTTCAGCGCCGAGGATCGTAAGTATCCTGTAGCGCCCAAGTCAATCGACAACGGCAATGAAGATATGATTGCGGTACCGATTTATGCGGAAGATGGAAGCGTTGTCGGCTTTAAGCAGATAGCAAAGGCAGCTAAACCTAACGGCGATAATTTTCAGTCCGGTTTAAAGAAAGTTGCAGACATTAAAGCGACTCCAGCGGCTAATAACGCTACGGTTGCTTTGACTACAGCGACTTCCGGTGCTGAAATTTATTATACGACCGACGGCAGCATTCCTTCTTCGTCCAGCACTAAATATACGGCGGCAGTTGCTATTACCGGTACTCAGACGCTTAAGGCAGTCGCGGTAAAGTCCGGCATGTTGCCTTCGTATTTTGAAGAAACTTATACCAATACAACAAAATAACATTGCTTTTCCGAGGGGTTTTGAGCAGTTATCAAAGCCCCTTTCCATTTATACGGAGGGTATGTATGATATTTGACGAAAGCAAACATCCGCGTGCGGATGACGGTAAGTTTACTGAAGGTAAAGGCGACGCTGATAAAATACGCGAGGCTGTAAAGAAGTTTTCAGATTCCCCTAAAGAAGATATGTCGGCTATGGGGGTGGGAGACGATAAAAAGAAATTGACCTCTTCAGAGAAAATAGTAGAAGTCAATTTAGATACGGATATTCAAAAGAAACTTAAAAACGCAACAACACCGAAGGAGAGGCAAGAATTAGCTTTTAGATATATAATGGATAATTTGCGTGGGAGATATGCCTCGCCAGACGGAAGAACTGTTGCTATTGAACGCGTTGGGGCAGATAAAATGACTTATCAAGATCATTATGATAAATTGCGCGTTTGTCCTGCTTTAGCTGAAATGATTAAGGTAGGTGAATTTGACCACATTTCAAAAGCGGAAGATAAGCTGAATAAGCGATTTGAGGAATTTGCATATTATAAAGTTCGTGTCAAAATGGATAAAGAAGTATATAACGGCATATTAAATGTCGGAATAAGAAAAGACGGAAGCAGTACTTTATATGATTTACGCCCTTTTTATAAAGAAAGAAAAAAATAAAAAATGACGCCCCCCCATGCACGGGGAACCCAACTCCGATGTGCATATCTCGGTCGGGTCAAGAAGCGTCACTTATACTATTATTATACAACCGGAATTAAAAAATGTCAATATTTTATGGAAAATTTTATTAAAAATATTTAATTTTGGAGGTTTTATTATGCCAAATTCGTTACCGTATTCCGACGAATATATGCGCTATGACTACGCAACGCACCGCTATGTCTTGACGCTTAAATATGTTACTGATGTGCTGGGAATAGATATACAGCGGCGAGTGAGCGGCGGCAGAGCAGTCGGTAATCAGGCTGTTATAAATAGTATGCTTAATACTGCCAGCTTGCACGTTTACAATTATATATTTAATTTTAATTCTAACAGGCGGGCGCAGCAATGGATAATAGCAAAGTGCCCCTCGGCCAGAGAAATCATAAAGGACGCTATGGCGCAGCAGCTTGCTTATTTGATGAGCGTAGGAGATTTGACGCGCAGTCCTAAGGAAGAGGACAGAATCGCATATATGGACATGCAGGCTAAAATAATACTTGATCAGACGGTTAACGAAACAGGAGTTCCTCTTACAAGTATTATGGCTTATAGATTTTGTCCGCCGGATTATAAGGAGGGAGGATATTGATATGGACGCATTGGATTTTTTAAAACCGCGCCGCGGCTATGTTATGACGGGCAGCTACAGAGATACGCCTAAAAGCAGTCCTATGTGGTTCGATTATTCTATAGTGGACAGGCCCAGTAAAGGGTATTCAGAGATAATTAACAATTTAATTACTACGCGCGAGGGCCTTGTAATTCGTACTGCATGGGATTGCGGTTTTAAACCGAAGGGTTATGTTTCCACGCAGGACGGACAATTTTGGACGATAGAGCAGGTGCAAACGGATAATAACAATAACGAGGCCCTGCGATTTTTAGCCGAAAACCCGACTGCGGAATTTATCATAGCTTTGATAGGAGTTAATAATCCTAAGGGGCTTGTGTGATATGAATAATAATAATTTCAAGCGTATTTGTTTGCTTGCTTTTAAGAGATTTAAGGCCGCGGTGCCTAATCCTAAAACAAGGGGAGTGGGATATTATGTAAACGCTTACGGCAATCGCCAGCGAGGAAGCACCGGCAATATGGCTTTTAATGCGTCCAAAATAAGGTTTTTAAGCCCTTTTCAGGCCGTTATATACGTAGATGATAAAATCGCGCCGTATGTGCCTTACACAAATGAGGAGTGGATAAGCCCGAAATGGAAAGGACATAAAAACCCTAATCAGGGCTGGTTTGACCGTGCTGCCGAAATAGTAGTAAAAAGTTATATGTCAAGTCTTCCGGGAGCTGAATTGAAAAGAAGAGGAGGTAAACAATGATACCCGTTACGCAGCTTATGGATAATATAAACAATTCTCTTAACGCTTTGCTGCCCGACGGCATGGCGTTCAGTATAATTCCCGACGGAGGGGATTATGTCCCTCCGGTACGTGAAAATAATTCGGTTACCGTGCTTATTGAGGGGATTGCTCAAATAGCGGAAAGCGCGATTGTTCCGATAAACAATTTGTCTGTGGCAACTCAGACATTGTCGATAGTGGTAGCCGTGCCTATAGATCCTGATAAACCCACGCAGGACAGTTTATCTCCTGTACGTGAAGCCATATCCGCGTTTACGTCCAAGCCTTTCGTTACGTTGATGACGGACGGAGACAAGACAAAATATTCGGTATCGGTTTACGGCAGTCAACCTCAGGCGGGAGAGCTTACTCAGCGTCCGTCTATAGATTTCGGCGAAAGCATTACTTATCAGTTTAATGTTTTTTATTCCTTTGTCGAAAGCGGCATAAACTCTTTGGATTATCAAGTGACGTTTGACGGCGAGGTTGTTTCGTTCACGGAAATGTCCTTGATATGTACGCCAGTAACGGACGGAGGCGCTTTTTCTGACAGTGATGGTGCGGTTAAAAATTATTCAACCGGATACGCTTTGGAATTGCAGATTTCAGTACCGGCTCTCGAAGATAATTTACTTACTCTGGAATTTGCAAAATTTCTTATTCAAAAAGATAAATCGGTACATAAAGTCACTTTATCATACGCCGGTATAAGCGGTGAATTTAACATGATTTTCGCAACCAGCAACATTACTGCTCGAGGCGTTGAAAATATAGGTCAATCAATATCGCTTATAGAGGCATTGGAGATAGATAATGGCGGATTATGAAATTGTTATAAAAGATGATACTGTTACGAAAAAATCGCCTATAGCGCAGAAAACGCAAAGCGAGAGCGTTCAGGATACCGGCAGGGCGAAGGCTAAAGAAAATGTTGCGGAGTACTTTGCCTTTAAACGTATTGTGTCGCCGTTTGTTCGTATGGGTATTGAATATGGTATCAGCACCGTATCTATAAGGACCGGACGGACTGAGACGCAGCAACGTATGCAATTTGCTTACAGTGTAGGCAGTAAGGCTTTCGGTATAGTTGAGAATATTGCTATAGGCGCCGCAGTAGGAGGATTGTGGGGCGCGGTAGCCGGTGCGGTTATGTCAACCGTTACTACTGTTGCCGGATACGCGATAAACCAGGCTAAGATAAACCTAAGCGCCGCCTCGGAAAATATCTCAATAGACTTGATAAATGCGCGCGCAGGCGGCAATGTTGCGGCCACCAGCGGCAGCAGGAGAATATAAGGGTTTATAACTGAATATAAGCGAAGTAAATAAAAACCTTACAATCATTCGCTGTCTTTTTCGTTGATTTCGTCAAGCTGTTTTTGCAGCTTAGCTTTTTTCTTTGCTAACTTAAGCTGTTTTCTCTCGTTACGCATCTTTTCATACCATTCCTTAAAATCACCGGAGTATGTTTTTATTTCGGCTTTATTTAATTTTATAAATATTATTGTAAGCATTATTAGTATGGCCAACAAAAACAGTGCAACAATAACAAATTTCATTGCTTCAACCACATATATTGTGAGATGCCAAGACATAGCAGTATTTATGCGCTTGTAAGCTGTTATTATATTTTGAATTACTGGAAAAATCATTAAAAAAATACTAGCACCTATTAAAATGTTTAATGTCTTTTTTTTCATAATACTTCTCCTTTTTTTGAAGTATAGAGTTTAAAAAGTATTATGTCAATAAAATAAGTTAAAAAATAATAAAAAATTTAACAAATGGAGTAAAGTTATGAATAATTCGCCAAAAAGTAACAGTTTTCAGACATTTATCTACATAAACAGAAAAATAATTGATTGTACGCAAAATACTGTGTTTCCTATAAAATTATCAAAAATACTGGACGAACAGCTTGACGAGGCAAGTATAGCTTTACTCAGGACAAAAACGCCCGTAATTCATCCGTTGACTAAAATAGTTATTCGCATTTGGAATAATGATTTTCCCGGTCGCGACATTACGCTTAATATGTTGGTTACAAGCGATTATTCCGAGGAAAAAATAGTAGGCGAACGCCGCTGGAATCACCGGTTAATGCTTATTGAGGAAACAAAATTTTTAGAGGGGTTTATATGTCGATCTCAAGGTTATGTAAACAGCTTGGGGAGAATTTATACTGCTGAGGCGCCAGTAATAAAACCGACATGGGGGGATAATACAATCACAGATTTTGTATTTCCGAAAAACGTCTATAAATCGCCTGTAGCTGTAGCTAAAGAAATGATTATTTATTCGGTTGCGAATGCTTTTCAATATAAGTATGGTGGAGGGCTTGGAAACGAAAAAAATAAAATTACTTTAACGGACGCAAACGGAAGTCATATATATGATGCTAATCCGGATAATTTTTCTTATATCCCCATTTCGCCTATGTTTACGCTTAATTATGAAATACATTATCTGGACGCAAATGATGATGAACATGTTGGTATGGCGACATATAATTTTTTAGTTGCCTCTAATGTAGAACCGTCACCGAAATGGAATGCGCGAAGCGTTATCGAGCGCGCGTTGATGATAGCAGAGCCGTTGCGAAAAGGCGATACGCCGAAATTTCACCTGAATGCTGATCAAGCGAAAGAATTTGAGAAGATAGAAACGCCGGAATTTCAGTTTACGCAGAGCACGCTGCGGGAGATATTGCAAGGCGTGGGCGCGTATATCCACGGAGAGCCGCGGCTTAACGGTGACGAAATATACTATGATATGTACGGCTCCGGAGCATTAAATGACGTGCATTATAAAAATTATGCGGCTTTGTCAATGCGACAGGATATCGAACAATATGCAAGCGGCATAGACAGCAGCGTGGACAATTTCGTTAATACGGTCGGCCGTGATAGCGGAGTAATAATCGAGCCGTATGACGGAGGCTATAAAACGCTGAGGACGGAAACGTTATACGCAAGAGTGGAAGAAGGCAATATGCTTATTTCGACGCAGTGGCCAATATACTCAATCAGCAAAGTGGAGTGCGGCTTTGTGGGAGAGACGACGTCCGCGGATATAACGCCTTATATTTTTGAGAGTGCGGATTATGCGCGTATGAGCTCATATAGCGAACTTTATCCGGAATCGCGCGCATACGCGCTGTATTATACTATCGGAGAAAAAAATATTTACGGACTTAATTTTAAGGAGGCGCACCCGATTTCGCCTGCATTTAAAAATTATGCAATATTAAATATTCTCAGAGCAGCAACCGGAGATAGCAGTCTTACGATAGATGAGGGGAAAGAACATGGGGAGGACGGATATACGGAGGGAGGATATCCGCTTCTTGCTTTTAGGGTAACGTACACGCCTATATTCAGCGCAAGAGTACAGCAGTCCAAAGCGTATATAGGCGAATTGACAGCACCCAGAACGCTTGCGTATAATCAGGCGCAAAATGTGGTAGAAGCAAGCTATTACGGGGAGAGCATGAAGGGCGCTATAGCGCGTATGGGCAACGTAGAGAAAACCTATACTTTTGTGTTTGCCGGTTTGGCCAGGATTCCTAAAGTCGGGGATCTATTTGACGACGATTATTACATTAGCACGGTGGATGTTGAGATACAGCCCGAATCCACAAAGATAACGCTGGGGCTTTCGCAGGACTTCAACAGATATTCGGAGTTTATAGGAATAAATACGGCAAAGAGAGTATACGAGGTATCCGAGAGGCAGGCCTACGACAGCAATTTATCTTATCGAGACTACGTGGTAATAGGAGATAAAGTAGGCTCGGAAAATACGTTATTCGACATTTCTAGAATAGCAACAACGTTCAGTCAGAATTTTGAAACTGAACCTATAACGTTGGCTATTGCGCAGGGAGAGGATGATTCGGAAAACTTATTGGCAGAAATAGCGCTTCCGGTGCAAACCGCAGCGTTCGGTAACGCGGCGGTGATGACGTTTAAATACGAGGATAATTATTCCGCGGGAAATAACGTGACCTGGCGAGAGCAAAACAACGTGCAAGGGTGGTTTACAAACGGAGTAGCGTATAGCGACGTGCACGGAAACATGGAGTATTTGCACTTGAAGTATTACGAGGGCGGAACGATTCCGGCAACAAAGGAGCAGCAAACTCAGATAGGAACAAGCTTACCGAATGCGACCAATATTACGGGACGCGGACAGGCCTACATAAACACCGGGGAAAGACCATTGTGGGTTAAAAAGGGCAGTACTGAAATACTGTCTGTAACATATCAGATAGATTACGTAAGCAACCGCAAAAACATCATAATCGGTTCAGCTTTGGCAAAAAATTGCGTGTTCGTGAGCGGCTCACAGAGCGGTCACGGCGCGGTATTATACGTTTTACCGCAGCGTCTTAATAAATTCAGGCTTAAGGCGGACCTTAACGGAGCGACGCAGATATACGATTATAACGGAAATAGCGACGGATTTTATCTGATAGACGGTGGAATACAGTTTAAGCCTTGTAAATCGCCAGTAAACGGGCAATCGTGGGTAATGACGGATAAAGAAACGGGAGAGGTTTTAATCGGCTGTAACAGGCAAATAACGCCGCAAGACGAGGATATTCTCGACGGGCTGTTTATTGCCGGTAAGCACGATATATTTTTATAGGAGGAACATAAATGGACGAAGAGACAAAAAGAAGGCTGGGAATGGCAATGGAGGCGGCGCAGTCGGCGGCGGACGAATGTACTACAATCAGGGAATATACGGTACGGCTTAAAGCGGCGCTTGAAAACGGCGATGAAGAAGCGGCAGCACAGTACCGGGAAATTATATCCGACGAACTCAACCATACCTACCGATTTCTGATGAGGATTTATACGCCGATGACGGGAATTGAGCCGGACATGGACGGACTGGAGGAATAAAAGCATGATAGTGTTTGTAAAAGCGGACGGAACGGCGATAGACGTGGTCCCGACGCCGGTATATCAAGGATCAAGCTTAAAGGGGAGCCTGTACTTTGTGGGGCCGTTTCCCAATACCGACGCGGTGTCGGTATCATTTATACTGGCGAACGGGGATTATACGGAGGAGTACGGGCTGACGTCGGTATCGGAGCTTGAAGGAGTAACGGATAAGCTGGGAGACGAGTACGGCGTATGGGAGTGGCAGACGAAGAACGGCCTGGTGACAAAGTATGCCGGGACGGTAGTAGCGCAATTTAAAGTGTCATATTCCGGAGAGGTCGTAGCGACGTCGTCCGTAAACTTCAGCGTTCAAAAGGGAACGGCGCCGTTACCGCCTGAGGAACCGGATCCGAATCAGTGGCAGGCTCTTTTAGAGATGTATTCCGGCCTGGCCGGCAGAGTTACGGATTTAGAGAACAGAAATACGGCAAAGGTACTAGTAGATTTTACATGCACTTTGCTTGAAGAGCAAGGAGTGAAATATTACGAGTATTATAAAACATACAGCGACGGAAGCACGGCGCGTATGCGGGTGCCGGCGGCAGGACAGGGCGGAGGAACCGTAGTATCTGACTGGCTGACGATACTGACGTTTACGGAGGAGAGCTGGCTGAGCGCTTCCGGCGGAGGGTACGAATTAGCGTTCGGGCCCGGTCAAACCGGCTTTAGCGACGACAGATATATGGCGCTGCTGTCAAGGACGGGAACGGAAACGTATAAAGCTGGCAGCGACCTTACGGCGGCTGAGCGCAACGGATATTACACGCAGGCGGATACAACGTTTATAGGCTCGGACGGCTCTATATATCTGACAAGCAACGCGCAGTACAGCGGTCGGCTGCTGTTGTTCGGAGCGCAGACGTTTTCGTCGAATTTCGTTAAAAGTATCGCTATTGTCGGGGGCGATCTGTTTGTGACTTACGTAGACGGCACGACTGAGACGCTTAGCGCAACGTGGACGACGCCGGAAGAGGTAGATGCAAAGATACGCGCCGCGCTTACGTGGAAAGATTATACGAGCGCGGTAAAAGGAGGAGCGAAATAAATGGTTACGTTTAATACAATATTGCAAAGCGCCTACGACGGGCTGGCGAATAAGGACGGCGACGCGCTTTATTTTGTGTCGGATACGCATAGGGTGTATAAAGGCGGAACGCTGTACAGCGGTAAAATAGAGCTGGTATCATCCTTTCCTGCAAGCGGCGAGGTCGGAGTTATCTATATCGCGGAAAGCGATCTCGAAGGGAGAATATGGCAGAACGGAGCATGGGTAACGGTAGCTAAAGGCTTCACGGGTACGGTGACGGAAACATCGGAAAATCTAACGACGGCAAAGGCGGTGGCGGCATACGTGACTAACGCGCTGGAGACGGCTATCGGTTCGGGCGGGATAATAACGAGCATAGCATACGAAGCGAAAGACGCGGCGACAAGCGGAACCGGTAACGACGAGCGCGACCTAATTATAACGAAGGGCGGAGGGAGTACGGAAAGGCTGCACTTAAGCGATCTCGTTTCGTCGGTCGAGTACGATAAGGATAATCTGACGCTGACTTTCAGAATGTCGTGCGTGGACGAGCCAGTCGTAGTAAATCTGCCGCAGGATAATTTCATAGTATCGGGAACGTACAATCCGACTACAAAGGATATAGAGCTTACGATGAAGGACGGCTCTGTTATAAAGATACCGGCGGAGGCGCTAGTGGATGTGTATACGGGCGGAAGCACAGCGACGGTTACCGTCGGAGTATCGGCAAGCAATGAAATTACCGCCAATGTAAAGCTGTCCTCGAGTTCGAATAATATTCTTGAAGTAAAAACGGACGGGCTATACGCGCCTGCGCCTACGGGCAAGCTGGACGTCTTACCTTCAGGCCGCGGAGGCGAGGTTATAATATCGCAAACGTCGGGCGACATAGAGGTCAGCGGCACGAAGTTAGGCGGCGCGGCGATAGCGTCAATCCCGTCGGAAAAGGTGCTTGCTACGGAAGCTGCGGTCGCGGCGGTGCGACAAGCTTTGCAGGGCAGTATAAACGCAGTTCAAAGCAGTCTTAGCGGGAAAGTGGATACTTCCAGCATAACGACTACGCTTTCTGCAAGTAATCCGTCGGCAAGCAAGATACCGTCAGAGAGCGCGGTTGTTTCGGCGCTGACCTGGAGAAATCTGACAACATGATGAGGAGGAATAGATTATGGCTTTAATGCAATCGGGCGAAACGATATCGTCGGTACTTAACAGTATATCCAAAACGGCCGGGCAGGTAATATACGTCAGGGACACCAAAAGGCTTTATTTTGATTCGTTAAACGGCGACCGAATCGAGGTGACGGATATAATCCCGCTAGCGACGGAAAGCGAGCGGGAGGCGATACTGTCGCCTATAGAAAACAAGCTTTACTACGTTATTCAGACTTTCAGGTTATGGATATACAGCGGTGGAAATTGGCATATACCGGCGTCGGGAGGAGCGGCTCCTTACGTAAATACCTATACGGCAAGCGCGTGGCAGGGCAGCGCCGCGCCGCTTACAATCATAATACCGGAAGAAACGCACGGTAAAGGGAATAACCCGACGGTCACGACGTATGACAGCAGCGGAAATAAAATAGATTTCGGCGTCAATGTAAATTCCTCGACCGGAGAAGTACGGCTTTACAGCAATGTTGCTGTGGCTTTCAAAATCAATATTACATAAAAGGAGCACAAAGAAATTATGGAGAACGTAATTTATCAGGACGTAGAGATAAAGGGAAACCTTACGGTAAGCGCGGCCGGAACGGTCGGAGCGTTTAATCAAGTGGAAACAAAAACGTTTGGTACGGGCGCAAAGTCCGCGCTGCTTAATCTGCTTTATCCGGTTGGCAGCATTTACATGTCGGTCAATAATAATTCACCGGCAAGCTTTATAGGCGGGAGCTGGACAAGAATCCAGGACGTTTTTCCGCTAGCGGCAGGAACAACATACGCGGCAGGCAGTACGGGCGGCAGCGCCACGCACACTATGACGCTTGAGGAATTGGCAAAGCATAAGCATAATATTATCTATACCCGCGAGGGTACGGTCGGGGGCGACGGATATATACTTGGCGGTACCGGGTACAGCACTCAGGAGGCTGGAGATATGACGGAAAGCGGCGGCGGTCAGCCCTTCAGTATAATGCCGCCGTATTTAGCGGTTTATACGTGGAAAAGAACGGCGTAAGGAGGTAAGAATAATGAAAACATACAACGAAACAAAAACTGCGGTTTTAGAAAGCTACGATTTAGCGTTGGGTTATTTAAAATCGGACAAGCTTTTTGTGGCTCACCACGAAGCGGTCGAAGCGCGCGAAGGTGAAGGGCATTACGTTACTATTACAGAATATCCTAACGGCGGAAAAGACGTGGAATGGGTATGGGATATCGAGCCGCAGGAAGCAAGAGCGGCGTATGACGAGTACGAGGATATACAGGTATATATACCCTATACGCCCGAAGAGCTTGCCGAACGCGAGCTGACGGTACTGCGCGGCCGGCGCGCTTCAGAGTGTTTTCCCGTCGTCAATCGCGGGAAGCTTTGGTATGACCGCTTGACAAGTGAGCAAGAAATAGAATTGTCCGATTGGTATAACGCGTGGCTGGACGTAACGGTAACGAAGTCGATTCCTGATAGACCGGCATGGGTTGACGATAAACTCGAGGAGGTATGATTGAACATGTACGAATTTTTTTCTATGGTATGGAGATACGTGCTTGAGCATTCGACGGCGTTTATAACGTTTATAACGTCGTCAGGCTTTTTGAGCGCGTTTATAAGCGTAATTTTGACGGTAAAGACGCGCAAAAGCGCAAAGGAGAACACTGCGGCGACGAGGGAGTTAAAGGCGCTTATGGAGCAGAATAAAGCGCTTGCGGATATAGTACGCGCTTTGGAGAAAGGGCATAACGTTTTGCGTGAAAAGGTCGAGGAAACGCTGGAGGCGGCGGACGGGATTTTGACGAAAACGAACGCGGTGTTGGAAGTGGAGTATATAAAAAACGGAGCTACGTCCAATGCTAAAACGCGCACAGACGTAAATAACGTTATCAATAATGCGAAGTACAGCGAAACCGCAACGCGAGCGTCGCTTATAGCCAAGCTCGAGGAGATGGAAAGCAACGCGGCTAAGCTACAGGAAACGGTGAATAAAACGGCGAACGAGGTCAAGAAAACGCTGACCGCCGAGGACAAGCCCGCCGTAATGCGAGGGTAACGTTATGAAATCGGTAGCTAAATATAACGCGTTTAAGGGGGTATCGACAGCGCTTACTGTCGGTACTCCTTTAATAACGCTGGCGTGCTGCGGTGATTTTTTCGTGCATAGGACGGAAACGGCGATATCTGCTGCGGGCTTGTTTGCAATCCTGATAGCCGCACTGTTCTTTAAGGATAAAATTGCTGAGAAATTCAAAAGTCCGTCAGCACTTATTATATCGATAGCCGTGCTGATACTGTGCGTGTTGATAGAGCATATAATACTGCCTGTCAAGTACGTGTGCATAGCTACAATAGCGGCAAGCGGAGTGGACGAACTGACTTTCAAGCAGTGGTATAAAAGAATCGAAAAAGCTTTCCCGGAGAGCGCGCAAGATTATAAACACGCAGGATTTGTGTTTACCACAACCCAAAAGCTGATCGAGGAGGGGGCGCAGAATGGCGGAGAAGAATCCGGCGGAAACGTATAACGATTTTAAGCAGTCGTTTAAGGGCGGTATCAAAGACAGAATTTTCGACATAATAGCCGTTGGCATAGTCATAGCTATGCTTCTATTAAATCTCGGCGCAATAGAGCTTAAAGCAATAACGTGGCGTTCTATACTTGATATCTGTATAGAATGTCTGCCGTTTTTTCTTGCGGCTATGCTGCTGAATGCGAATTTTTACACGAAAGGCACGTTCGCCGGGAAAAAAGAAAGGAAGTATATTGACACGTTGCAAAGTTATTCGACTGCGGCCAATGCGCTTACGGGCGATCAGCTTGACCGTTTGTCCGAATTTTGCAGGGCGTATAATGATGCGGCGCTTAAAACGATTCAAAGCGGTATATTGCAACGGGCGGCAGTATCCTTCGAGCGGTTTGATGCAGAAACTTATGGGCCGGATAAAGAAGTTTTACCGCCGCTTAAAGCGTTGCCAAAAAAAGAGCTGCGAATGCTGCTCGGTAAGGAGCGCGCGGTTTACGTGTTGGAGGCTAAGGCGGCGAGAGTAAAGGGGATTGACGTTAATACCCTTTTATCCGGAAACAAGAACGACGACATGACCGATCTCGGCCGGAGTGAAAGCGATATGGCGAAAATTCGTAAAGGAAAGAGCGCAATATCCTGGTGGGTAAGCGTTTTTCTTATGGCGCTAATGGGCGTTAAGGACGTAGCGACGTGGGGCTGGCTTGGGATAGGTATTATAGTATTCAAGCTCGGGTATATTGTGGGGCGTTCGTACATGTCTTATTTTGACGGCTATTCCGACATTACCACAACCGTCGTTTCCCATTATGCCCGCAAGGCCGACGTTTTAAAGCAATTCGACGCCTGGTATAAAAAGCTTAATGAAAAAAGACCTACGGAGTAATTCCGTAGGCTTTTATTTTTAATATTCTTTTTAGTTCACTTTGAAAATAATTTTGTCAATTAGCCTCATTGCGTCGTCCTTAAACAGGCACATGAATTTAATTAAAGTTTGCGTGCGCGGTATGCTGATACCGTGCTCGATATCAACGTAGCTTCTCGGCGAAATTCCCAAAAGCTCGGCCATTTTTGTTTGCGGAATATCGAGCTCGGCGCGCTTGTTTATTATAGCATATCGCAGCTCTTGTTTGATTATATCCGTTTCGTTGTTCATTGTGTTTTTCCTCCGTGTTTTTGTTTACTGAATTTTTGTTTTAACAGTATAAAAAAGCTCGTAATGTTGTCGGTGTATTCGTTGCCGGTCAGGCGGCAATAAAACATGTAAAGATACGACAGGTATTTTTTTCTGTATCGGCAGAGCGTTCTGCTTGGTACGCCGGTTTTTCTCGGCAGTCCGTGCGTGCTGTCGGAGTATTTATAACAGTTATTATTCAGATAAATTTTTCGCATGACCTCCGCGTGCGCCGTGTGTTCGACCTTGTCGTAGCTGTCGAAAAAGTCCAGAGCCCTGCTGAATGCTTCGGTTATTTCGGGATTATCGTCTTTAGCGACAAGGGCTTTTAAAATCAGTCTTTCCGTCGGTTTAACCTTTTGATAGTGTTTCATTTTTCAACTTCCTTTGTAAAAAATATTTGATTAGGCCCTTAGTGGGCGAAAATCCTGATATATAAATAAGATATAATTTATTCAGCACATACAGTGGGGGATTGAATTATGCAAAAGATGAAAGCTGAAGAAGCATTGAAGTACGTTATCGAAACGGTTAAAAGTCATTTGCGCGAACTGTACGATTCAGAAGTCGTTGATACCGATTTTATTTACGGAGAGAAAACCGCTTATGTAGAGTGTCTTGAGCTTATAGCTTGCTGGGATTCGGCCGAGGAAAACGGCCTGGATTTCGATATTGAGCTTATGTTTCCGATATAATATTTTATCGCTCTATTGAAGTTAATATTTATAGCGTTACTTCATTATTGCGCCAATGGACTATTCAATTTTTCTGAGCTTCACCTCTATTTTAGAGCCGTTAAATATATTTGTCAAGAAAAAAAGAGGTTTTTGTTATAAAAAAGCCTCTTTTTTTAAGTTGAATTATTTTTTGAGCCGTAAATTTACTGTGATTCTGCTGCCGTCAACTATGATATTTTTGATAAGATATTCTAGCAACGTGCGCTTTTGTCGCCGGTTGAGCATACTGTATTCTGCAATAGACTTTTTAATCGCTTCAGCGTTAGTCGGCGCGGACTGTACGGATTCAGTTTCTTTTTCTATCAGATTTTGCAGCTCCGCAATTTTAGAATCGTATTCGATTTTTCTTATAAGAAAAGTATCCTTATCAATATCGCCGGAAAGATACAGGTCAAGCAGTTTGCTTTGCGAGCGTTTTATCGCGCCTATTTCGCTCATCATTTTGTCTATGAGGCCGGGGGAGAAGTCGGCTTTGTTGTAATCGTCAATATTCAGATTGAGTACGTAATCCTCGACGATTTTTTCCAGCTCCTCGGCGCGGTAAATATCATTGTCGCATTTTGCCGGGTGATAATTTTTATCGCGCTTAAGTCTGGCCGCGCAACCGTAATCCCGGTAACGGTAATGCTTGGTGTGCGTACCGTCCGGCTTTTTAGTGTAACGCTCATACATTTTGCCGACGTATCGGTTTCCGCACCTTCCGCAAATCAGAAGTCCGGTTAAAAGATAGGGCGAGCTGTCCGAAAGCCGTTTAGTACGGTTTCTGTCAACTTGCGCCTGCGCCTGGAGAAAAAGCTCGTAAGAAATAATCGCTTCAAAATTAGTCCCTTTTGTGAGTTCTCCGCCGCGGTAACGGAAATAGCCGGCGTACAGCGGCCTTTCGATTATAGGCTTGCAGCACATTTGATTGTTGAAATATTTAACGTCCGGATAGGCTTCGCGGCAATAATCGTATAGCTTTCTGAAGGTATAACCGTGATTAACGTATAAATCGAATATCTTGCGTATAATCTCGGCTTCGTATTCTTCAATGAGGAGACGGTCGTTTTTCTTATCGTGCCGGTATCCGAAAGGGCAGCGCGTCCCGGGACATGTATATTTGCCTTCTTTGGCCCTTGCGATTTTGCCCATTTCCATGCGCTCTACAATAGTTTCGCGCTCAAGTTCGGCAAAAGTAGCCATCATTTTTAATGCCGCACGGCCGAAAGGAGAGGCTAGATCGAAATTTTCCGAAAGCGAATAAAGAGTTACGTTACATTTATCAAAGGTTTCGACAAGTTCTAATACGTCCTTGACATGGCGTGAAAGACGGTCAAGCTTATATACCAGCACGGTATTTATCTTGCCGTGCTGAATATCGTTCAGCATTCGCTCCATATTCGGGCGTAATAAATCTTTGCCGGAAAAGCCCTCGTCGGAATACGTATCGACGACAGCATACCCTTGCGCGCTTGCGTAGTGCAGTAATTTATCCTTTTGCTCGCCTATGGAATATCCGTCGGTCACCTGTTCCATCGTGCTAACTCTGACGTAAAGAGCTGCTTTCATATTATCTATCTCCAAATATCAAAAATGATTGAGGAATTCCCATTTTATCAAGTATTTTTTGATTAGGAATGCTATGTATATTTGCAAATAACATATTTAACTTTTTTCTTAATTGATTTAAAAATGAATCAAAAATATTAGGTTTAACAAATAATGCAATGCAGCCTATAGCACCAAAAAGAGAATGAATGTTTTGTTGTGAAGTCAAATAACGCTTGGTAAAATCATTTGACATTATCGTCATTGGCGATGAATTAAAATCAAAAATTTTTTGATCATGAGCGCATTTATTGCGGAGTAATACTA